ACGCGATAAAGAACTAAGAAAAAATGAAAGCACCAACAATAGAAGAGCTTAAGGCTCAATTCACAGAGCTTGGCTACAAATGGCCTACTATTCATATCGTGGGCATCCGCAGCAAAGCTAATGAGCCTAACAAATTTGACGATCTAATAGGCTTGGTGCAGGGCAATGAGGTTAAGTGGTACACAGGCACAACTAATCCAGGTACTTTTTGGCTCAATAATCCCATGAATAAATTAGGCACAGCAGTACTTAAGGCAGGGCAATACGTAGACACTTGGGTTATTGGCTTGCATCAGGGCAAGTACAGCGCTTTAGTACAGGCTAAAAAAGTAACTGTATTCAGAGATGCTGATAAGGATAGTATAGCTGAGGAGCAAGGCAAAGAAGACACTGGCTTGTTTGGAATTAACATCCATCGTGCAAATGAATCTACTGAATCGAAGAATGTAGATAAGTGGAGCGCAGGATGCCAAGTGTTGAATAATCCAACTCAGTTTAAAGAGCTAATGCAAGCATGTATCAAATCGAATAAAAAAGCGTTTACTTACACTTTATTACATGAGCAGTAAAGAACAACAGATAGCGGAAGGAGTAACCGGTACAATCAGCAGTATTTTACTTAGTGTACCTGCATGGATGTTAGATATAGAATTCGCACTTAAGATTATTTGTTTACTCTTATCAGCTGTGGCTTCAATATTTACCATCTACAAGATGAATAAGAAGCGCAGATGAAATGGCTTAAGAGCATATTCAGCAATGAGACAGATGCAAGCAGTAAAAGAGTGGCTTCTATATTGGCTTTACTCGTCTGCATCAACTTAAGTTATATCGGCACATTCACTGAATATAAGACTCCTGAATACATGTTTGATGGCTTGCTTATTTTAGCAGGGGGCGGATTAGGATTAACTGTTATAGAGTCTATCTTTACCAAAAAGAAATCTAATGACACAACAAGCCAAGAATCAAATTAAGGGAGCAGCAGTTATAGTAGTGGCAGTGAGCATCTGCGCTGTTATGCAAATAATGTACATTGCTTTAAAGGATAGCAAGAAAGCTATTGAAGGATATGAGCGCAGATCAGAGAGAGCAACTCACGTAATCGATTCTTTAGAGGCTACCAACGTGCAGCGCATGCTTCAAATAGAGGAATTAAATCAGCAGTTAGAACGTAACAAAGAAATCTATGAAGCAAACATTAGCGCTATTGATAGTCTTGATAGGAATGGGCTTCGCAGAGCCATGCACAATCTACTCTCAGAGCTTGCAGGAGAGAGATACCCTGGTCAGTCTAACGAGTAAGGAAGTAAGAGCGCTGCTTAAACTAAAGGCTGAGCGTGATTATTTAAAGACTCAGTTTATAACACTATCTAAATCTGATAGCATTTCAGCCATTGTTATTAAGGATCAGCAGAAATCTATTTACGCTTGGGCGCTAACCAACGAAAAGACATCACAGCAGTTAGTTAAATCTCAAGAAGAGCTTTATAAAGAATCTGCACGTAAAGAAGCATGGCGCAGCACAGCGCTAATAGGTATTCCTATCTCGTTTATCGGAGGGATTATCTTCACTCTATTTTTCTAAGCTAACAATTATTTGTTAATAACTTTGCTATAATTAGTAAGGTTTTTTTTGTTTATCTAAAATATTGTAGTACATTTGTCAAACAATAATCAAAAACAAAAACCAAATGAAACAATTAGCATTCGAAATAGCTCACAAAATTGCAACTGATAAAAATCCAAACACAGTTATTATTTGCGCTTCTATTTTAAAGGAAGCATTTATTATGAGCGGTGTAAATAATAAAGATGCTAATACGATGGCTATCGATGGCATCAAAATCATAATGAAATCAATGTTAAACTTAACCAAATAAATCAAAATCATGTATCAAGTAAACTTTTATTTTAACGGCCAAATCATTAAGACTTATGAATTCGGCACAGAGCACAAAGCAGAGCAATGCTTAATCGAACACGCTAACGAGTGTGGAATGAATATTCGTGAAGACAACTACTACGCATCTTGGGAAGGCAATAAGCCAGAGCGTGAAATCGAAATCGTACAAATCAATAATTAAGCAAATGAAAAAAGCACTACTCTTCTTAGCCATGCTAATAGCAGGCCTACTCATCGGAGGATCATTCGATGCAGATACTCAACGTTTAGAATCACAACCTAATCACTACAGCAAATGAGCCAATTTATAGATGAGTTCTGCGATGACCTTGCAAACATTAACAACAACTTTTTAAAAGTAAAACTAATAGAAAAACAGCCTGTGAAAACACTTTTTGAAATTATTGAAGTAGCCAAGTATGACGGCACTCGTTATTACCTGTACGTAGATGGCTCATGCCATAAAGCATTCTTTACCTATGATGAAGCTTTTACCGAATTCACATTAGCTACTAACTTTAGAGAGACTCGCACAGTCTTAGTAAGCAAGGAGGTAGAACTATGAGCTTTGTACTTAAAGTAACTCCTCTACGTGAGGATAGAATTAGCTTATACCATCGCTTGAATATCCCTACACAATTCGAAGCAGAGACCTTTCAGGTAGCGCAGCAGATGGCACTAATGTTATTTGACCTTTACAACTTCAAAGAGACTCTGCCCTTCCAGGAAGAGTTCACAGAATATTCAATTGAAGGTGAAGGATTCTTAATTGAAATCGAAAAATTATCTTAAATTAGCAAAAATTAATAATCATGAATAAACCAAACAACATTACCGGAAGGGTAATCGTATCTCGGTGGGATGCCGAAGGATGCGCATGGAAGCTGTACACATCAGCTCATTCCTATTCACTAACTGATTTCTCAAATGCTAAGAAGCATGGTGAGGTGTTGCCTGACGATGGTACATTCTTGTACCAATTCGAAAGCCAGGATGAGAATAATGTGCATGACTATTTTATGAGTGACCGCTATGTTATCTGAAAGAGCTAAGAGCAGATTCATCTGCGTGCAGAGCTCGGTGTCGGGAGAGTCACTCAGCTACAATGAAATAGTACAGCACCTTCAATATGCTAAAGGCACAACTGCTTACGAGAATTGGAGAGCGCACTTTATGAATAATCCCCATGAGTTACAACCGTGAGCCTAATTGGGATAAGCTCAAGCCATCAATAGATTGGGATGAGCAGGAAGAAAAGTTAGCAGAAAAATTAAGTAAATATATTAATCAAAACAAACAAACAATTATGAATCAGTCAGTAGTAAAATCACAGAAATTCGTTAGAACATGGAACAGCTCAAATGGTGATATTCACTATTTTGATATTGTATTAGACAATGGCGAAGTAGGTCAGGTAGGTGTTAAGGATATGAACAGCCCGAAGATTGCAGTAGGCGCTACTATTCACTACACAACCGAAGAGCGCACTGGACCAACAGGTCGCAAGAGCACTAATATTAAGCTTCAGAATCCTATGCCTTATGCTAATAGCTCTACTCCAAGAGCAGCAGGTGGAGCTTCATTTACTCCGCGTAAAGAAAGCCCTGAAGTGCAGAATTCTATCAGCAGATCAGTAGCCCTTAACAATGCAGTGTTATTCTGCAAAGAGCAGAAGGGAGCTAAGCCAGGTGATGTGTTAGATACTGCTGAGATATTCTTAGCATGGCTTAAGGAAGAGGAAGTTAAAGTAAGTTCACCAATTAATACTAAATTAGATGAAGCAGCAGACGATGAAATGCCATTCTAAGCTCACTCCATTTCACAGCTGGGTACGCAGTCACTTTGTGACTGTGGCTCAGTTCGCTGAAGTGCTTGAGGTGAGTTATCCAACAGCTCAGAAGTACATTAAGCAGCCGCGAAGCATGAAGGTTACGCATATTGGCAAGCTTGCTAATATCACTGAGGAAGAGATACCATACATATTAGAATTAATGAAGGATAGCAAATGAGTAAAGTAATTGATAGAAAGATAGCAGATATCCTGCTGCTTATTCCTGCTGAGATGCAGCAGAATGCACGTAGACGAATAGATAACCTGGTAAGAGCTGTAAACAACAGTAACATTCCTGAACTAAAGTGGAAGTCTATAAATGGAATAGCCGAGAGCATGAATGAGGCTAAGGCTAATAGAATGCTTGAGATTCTTTTAGATAAAGGTTATACTGATTGGCCTAATCTAAAAGGTAGAAGCCGAGTGCGTGAGATTAACGATATCAGGCAGATATGCATGTGGGTAATCCGACATGGTACCAGCATGAGCTTGCATAACATCGGTGCTATATTCCTTAGAGATCATTCTACAATCCTTTATGCGATTAGCCACGTAGATAATATGATTCAGACTGATAGAGTCTACAGAGAGAAAGTAGAGGAGATTCTTGGCCATCTGAAGAACGAGCATCTCAATAAAGTGTTTTATAAATTAACTCAATAATCAAATCACTAAACCAATGAAGCAATTAAGCATTAGTTATGATACCGGTAAGGTAACAATAGAGAGAGTAAAAAGCGTGTGTGTTTTAGTCAATGCTGGCATGACACCAAGCGCCGCCCTTAAGCATGAGCGAATGGGTAAGCAATATCTGCAAATTATGCGAGAGGTAGGGATTATTAAGAAAGTAGGAACTCGCGAATGGGAGGCAGTAAAGCATTTAAGACAGGATAAGTTCAAGCAGTTCATTGATGCAAAGAATAAATACTACAGTGATATTCAAGCTTCAAAACCTGATACTGATATGCTTGGATTGGTGAACATGCCTAAGACTGAGCCTATAAAAAAAGTAGTAGCACTGCCATGGTGGAAGAGATTTCTTCTATATTTGTTGAATAATTAATAATCTTAAACCAAATGACAACAATCTTATTAAAGCGCATTGAAGCGCTTGAAGAGAGAGTGCGAGCGCTTGAAACAAAGCGTGCAGCCTCCACTAAATTCACTCCTCCATCACTTGCCGACATCATCGAATACACTCAAGATGTAGTATTAGCTAAGCGCTTTTACACATTCTACGAGTCTAATGGATGGAAGGTGGGCAGAAATTCCATGAAGAGCTGGAGAGCAGCTGCTGATCAGTGGAAAGCACGTAGTATTAACGAATCTAAATCACAACAAGATGAGCAAAAGATTGGGCGCATTAGCACATCAGAGCTTCAGTCGTTCACTAAGCGCTGAAGAGAGCAACGTAGTAGAAGCCATTAGCTCACCTAAGCTTCACTCATTATCTGAGCAGGAGTTTAGAGAGTTAATTGCTCAAGCTGCTGTAATCAATTCGATTAAGGCTTTACCTTCAGATATAGAAGTAACTCTTTTACAGCAACTTACACAAAATACGTATCGCAGTACATCAATTAAAGACTGGCAGAATGCATTTCTATTGAATGCAGTAGGTAAGGAATGGGAAAGGGTAGATGCTTACAACCTATTCAGCATAAGCTTTATGGCTGATGTGTTTAAGAAATACGAAGAGTATAAGGCTAAGACATGGAGAGAGCTTAATAAAGCGCTTATCTTGCCTGAGGCTGAGCCTCGTGAATACACTCCTACCAATCCATTAGATGACTTGCATGCTGATGCTGAGCGCTATAAGAACGGCAAGCAAACATGGGTAGAGATATCTGCACCATACAACTGCCAGCGCCTATTTCGCCAAGGCATTTATAAGAAATCAGATTGGATGCCTGAAGTGTGGGAGCGGATGGATGACTTAGCCGAGCAGCGCATAGCGCAAAGATGGAAGGATGCTAACAAGCTGCGCAACGAAGGCACTGAAAAGGATTTCATTAATGCTAAGAAAATTGAGCTCAGCAGAATAGTTTACATTGACATTATTAAACAACTTAACAAAGAGAAATCATGACAAGAGAAAGATTTCAAGAGCTTATCTATATTCATCAAGAGATAGATGATTTAAGAACTAAAATAGTAGACTTAACAAGAGCTAAAAAAAGAAAGCCTGAGCTGTACATACCTAAAGAATTTGGCTATTCAATTTCTATAGTTTACATCAGTAATGAAAATTATGAAAGCCTTATTGATTATGAAATTGAAAAATGCCAAGAGCAAATAGAAACATTAACTAAAGAATTTGAAAATGGCTAAGGATTGGACTATAGAAGAAATACAGTACCTGGTTAATCACTATGCCGATAACTTTACCGAGGATATAGCCAAGGCATTGAATAGAACTGTTAGCGGAGTCTATGGTAAAGCTTATTCTCTTGACATTAAAAAGAGTAAGCTGCATCATGAGAGAGTAATGGCTAAGACTTCAGTTAAGCTAAAAGAAAATTCTAAGCTACACCGTTACGCTAAAGGTCATGAGCCTGCTAACAAGGGTAAGAAAGTCTCTGCATCTACTTATAGTAAGTGCGCTCCAACAATGTTTAAGAAAGGTAATAAGCCTCATAACTATAAACCTGTAGGCAGTGAGCGCATTACTAAGGATGGATATTTAGAGCGCAAGGTAGCAAATCCTAAAACTTGGAGAGCAGTACATGTTTTAGTATGGGAAGAGGCTAACGGCCCAGTTCCTGCAAAGCATAAAATAGTATTTAAAGATAACAATCAGCTAAATTATGAGCTGACTAATCTTGAATGCCTTTCTTATGCCGATGTAATGCGAAGAAACAGCATAGTTAGATATCCTGCGGATCTAAGGTTCGCTATGAAAACACTTAAAAAACTAAAAAAACAAATTGAAAATGGCACGCAACAAAATTGAAGATTTAAGAAATCACCTATTCGAAGTGATAGAAGCGCTTAAAGATGGTGATATTGAGATGGATAAAGCTAAGACTATAGCAGATGTAGCACAAGTAATTGTGAACAGTGCTAAGGTAGAGGTAGATTTCATGAAGGTAGTACATGGTAATGGCAGTGGATTTATCCCATTGGATAACCGAGGCAGCTATGAGACTGCTAAGCAGCTAACTGTAGGAGGGGAAGATGAGTAAGTATATTTATGATGAAGATGGTATCTGCACGAATGGAGATAGCATGTACTATAAAGCCGATGGAGTTTTGGCTAACTATGAAATAGCTAAGAATAAAAATGGCTATGCTCGCACATATCACATCCAAGGTATTAGCACATCTATCAGCAGGCCATTATCTTGGGAAGAGGAAGATGTTAGCTCATCGAAAGAAGAGGCTGTAGCATTGGTTAAATCAGAGATGAAGCAAGCTTTGATAACTTCTAACTTTAATGGTAGATTTGACGGTATTCTGATGGCAATGGGGGAGATACCAATACCAGGTAAAGAGGTTGCTATTAAACCACAGCTTAGTTTATTTTAGTCATTTCTTCCACTATCTAATAAGAGAGCTCAGCATAACGCTGGGCTTTTTTATTAATTTTATCGTATGAATCTATTTAGAAAGAAGAAGGAGCCTGTAGATTTAAATGCGAAGCTGCTGCCTGAGTTATGCAGCACTTACATAGTTCAGTGGAACTACTCAGATGATATAGGCATGGAGGCTATCTATGCGGATAACGTGCCTTTTATGTTTGATGCTCGCAAGTGCGTAGGCATTCAGGCTGAAGTAGAGTTCAGATCAGATGGCACTTACTACGTAGGGCAGCGCACAATAGCACTGATGCAGGGCATTGATAACGGAATAGTCATAGACGTGCCTTACAACGAATTTAAGAAGCATTTTCAGGAGCTTAAATCTAATATAATAACTAATGATTACATCATCTCGCGAGGGTAGAAACATCATCATAACAACGTGCAAGAGTGGGGATAAGTTCCTCATGATGTCAGATGTGCACTGGGATAATCCTCACTGTGATAGGAAGTTACTTAAGGCTCACTTAGATAAGTGTTTAGCTGAAAATATCTACTTTGCTGTTAATGGAGATTTATTTTGCGCTATGCAAGGCAAGTACGATCCGCGCAGAAGTAAGAATGATATTCGTCCTGAGCATAATGTGGCTAACTACTTAGATGCATTAGTTAACACTGCAATAGATTGGTTTAAGCCATACGCTCATTTAATGGTGTTCGTTGGATATGGTAACCATGAAACAGCTATAACTAAGAACTGTGAAACTGATTTAATAGAGCGCTTTGTTAGTGGCTTAAATCGCGAAGCAGGCAGCAATGTATTAGTGGGCGGATATGGCGGTTGGTGGATTCACAGAGTGCTTAAGGGCAAGACTACTGCTGTTGTATTCAAAACAAAATACTACCATGGAAGTGGTGGCGGTGGAGTAGTTACGAAGGGAGTTATTCAAAATAACCGAATGGGTGTTATGATAGATGGCGCTGATTGCATTTGGAGTGGTCACGTTCACGAGCTTTATCACCATGCTGATATGGTGGAAGAATTAGCCTATGCTCACAATGGTGGTTATAGAATTAATATGAGATATGTGCATCACATTCGTACAGCAAGCTACAAAGAGGAATATGATGAAGGTTACATGGGCTTTCACGTTGAGCGCATGAGACCTCCTAAACCTTTGGGCGCTTATTTGATGCAGCTTAATTTAGAAAGAATTACGAAACCTGTTGACTCTCACTTCATTGTACCTAATTTTGTACAATGGCGCGACAAATAGAATACAATTTCAAGCCTCTTACCCGACAAAGTGAGGCACTTAAATTTCTTTCAGTAGATTCAGACGTTGAAACAATCCTTTATGGAGGAGCAGCAGGCGGTGGAAAGACCATGCTCGGCTGCATGTGGCAGATTCTTAGGCGCTTAAAATACCCAGGTACACGCTCACTAATAGGCAGAGCTAAGTTAGACACGCTTAAAAAAACTACTATGAATACATTTTTTCAAGTAGCACAGCAGATAGGTCTAAAAGCAGGGGAAGATTTTGCCTATAATCAACAAAGCCATATTATTAAGTT